ACATTTCACCTGGAGACATTCCATTACCACCAACAAGAAGGCCAACGCCTGGGTCCATTTCGGATACCTGACCAAACTTCACGAAGAAGATGGACCAGTTAGCAGCACCCGATGACTTCGCCCGAGCATTAGAACCTTCACCAGTTTCAGCGGTCTCTTCCTGTAGAAAGTCGGTCCGTATGATTGGTATGCCCTTGAAGGACGGTACCTCTCGCCCGAAAGCGTCTACTGTAGTAGGGAAGAGTCCATTGGTGACGTTGCTTAGACCAGCCTCTTGAGTGTAGGCGTCAATGTGGTCACCAACAATGTGGGGCACGAAGATGGCGTCAGCACCATACTTCATGTTCCGCAAAATCTTCCGCATAGAGGCTATGGTCAGAGCACCAGAAACCTCTATGTTGAGACCGTTAGTTTCACCACCTATACCAGTAGGGAAAGCCGCTGCTAGAGCGTGTAAACCATCAGGTTCAGCGTCACCAGTAGCGTAAGTGGCGTCCCCATAGAAGAACTTATCGTTCAGGAACTCCACCATAGCCTTCTGGTTCTCTTTGAACTGAAGGTTAGCGTAATTGTTCAGGCCGCCATAGGTCTCAGCCGTGAACTTGTCAAGGTCTGTCTCAATGTAGGCAATAGACAAGTCTCGTTGCTGCTTGTCATAGGTCGTTGCCGAAGTTGCGACAGTTGAACCACCAGGTCCTAGCTTGGCTGCCTGTGGACGGTTCGCCGTCTCACGAAGGTAGTCTACCCGCAGGCCTAAGGTCTGCTGGACTGGAAGGAACTGGATAGGTCCACCACGTTTGATATCCTCTTCGATTACGCCAGGGATGAGGACTTCTTGTGTGGCTTTTTGGGCCTCTGCGAGGTTATCCCAATGACCAATTTCCGTGGGCAATTTATTTACCTCTAAACTTTATTTGCCGTTCGATCAGCTTGTCTGGCCAGAGACCGCTCTCGTTGAGCCCCGGCGTATTCGCGGTCATTGGCAGGTACATTAGCCTGCCCTCCATTGGTTCCTCCAACGAAGTACCGAGACTGAGCTACTGCAGACTTTTCAGGGTTGCCGCCGATCTTAGCAAAGTTGATTCCTTCATTAGTATTAGGGTTTTCGTCTCTACTCTCGCCGTCGCCAGAGGTTTCAGAGTCGATATTACTATCACTAGTAGAAGAATCATCCCCATTACTGGACTCACCTTTGATGCTACGAGCACCAATCATAAGTAACTCAATCTGTGAAACCGTTTTACCTTCAAGATCACTCTCGGAGATACCCAGTTCCCTGGCAGATTTGGTGATATTTGATATCACATTCTCTTCCAAGGTTCCTACTAGTTCTTTGCTGCTAGCCAGATCGGTTTTGAGCTGAGCCACCTCTAAGACAACTGGTTGATTGCTTGCTTTCCAGTTTCTGAGGTCCTGTAATTCTTTATTGGTTGAAGTGGCGGTTGTTTCCAACTCAGCCACACGAGATTCTGCCGTATTGGCACGTGATTCGGCTGACTCCTTCAAGGACTTTACCCTGAGGAAGTCAGATTCTGGTACTGTTTTCTGGTCGTCGGCCATAGATCTACCTCGATATATCTAGTATATCAGATTGGTTGTTTCGGGTCAATTGTTATCTAATGCAATTTATATGCTATAACATTCCTATTGCAATAGAGTTGCTTCAAGGGTCTGAACTCCAGGGCGCTCCCTTCTTACACGGTCATTATACATATCTTGGGCTTCTTGAGTAAGAACACCTGATACTTCACCCCAGAATAGGAGTACAGAATCTAACTCAGGATTGAGGAGTCTCAAGTTCTCACGAGTTTGAGATACTTCAGCTTCCCAATTAGCTATAACACCTCTACCATCAGGTCTAAGTTCTTCACGTATGTTCTGGCGTTCAGCAGCCTCAGACCTGAGGAACCGCTCAATAATTGCCTGTTCATTCTCAGGTTGACGTCGTTGGACTATAGCTCTTATGTTCTTATATGGCCTTATAAATTCACGGCTGTCACCCCACCTTAGCACTTGCATATCAGCCCAGTCAGCTTGGATACGGCTAAGCAGACGAGGTCCAAATTCAGGACCCATAAGTTCAAACATCATATCTATATGAGCAAAGTAACCGTCAAAGTCCCTTTCCATAGTTCCAGTATCAGGGTTGAATTTGAGCCGTGGTTCAAGGTTATAGTATTCCCATAAGATCTCTTGTCCAGCAGACCAAGTCGGCATAGGTATGTTATGTTCCATATAGAACTGCTCACGCTCGAATCGGGTTTTTGGCACACCCTCAAACCTAGGCAAGTCACCTATACCTTTGACGCTGTCTATAGCAAAGGATAGAACATCATTTATTTCTGATATGGCATCACGAGAAGTAATTACCCCAGCACGCCAATCTAACTCTATTGCTTCAATAGGACGGTGAGACTGATATTCGGCTCCAGATATAGCATCAGTGTCTACGAACCCATTACGACGAGCCCCCTCAAATATATCCTCAATCTGGTTGTGATACTCAATAGTCTTAGACTGGATATCACCAAGGAGTGATGGCATTAGAGGTGCAGTTTGCTGTTGAAGATGGTTCATATGCTTCTCGAGGAATTCTCTCACAACAAACCTGTCCATCGGATCTAAAGCTACAACATCATTTAGTCTACGTCCTGTAGCAGCGAAAGTAGAAGATATTTCTATCTGCTGCTCAGGGCTAATTCCAGTGTAGACAAAGTAAGCTTGACGTAAAGCTTCAAGAGCTTCAATCTTCTCTCTACCTCTAACTCTGAATAGCCCAAATTGTGAGTCTAGCCCAGCCGATATAATGGCTACGTGACGAGCAGTCTTATTCCATGCAGATTGCTCAGTAGCAGTTAGGGCTATACCATCTTTACGTTTCTGCCAAATTTGAACACCATCATGTCCACCAAACTCAGTCTCGGACAGTAGGTTAGCAATTTTGAAGTCACGGAATCTATCTGGGAATATTATATTATTTAGTGCAGCAGTAAATCCTGCATCAGGGAACTTTGCCGTAATAGCACCTAAGGCAGTTTGAGCAGTTGGAGGTAATACCTCACCTAGCTGTGGTCGATGACTAGTAGATGCAGCACCAAACATAGTGATTGGTAGTTGCACGTGAATCCCAGGCCAGAACCCTAGCCTACTTATGTAGTCAAGGAATTCTGTTCCAAATCCAAATTGGTCAGCATACTCTGGGTAGTCAGCCTTATAAAGTCTCCTAAGGCCACCCATCCATACTGTGCCTCTAAGAGGGTTGATCTCTAAGTTTGTTCCTGGTATGTGAGTATAGCCACCATCACTATCTCTTGTGTATCGACCCCAAGCTTGTAAAGGTCCTGGTCGTGATAGCATGTTACGCATAATCCAAGGCCATCGTTGGGCTTCATAATTGAAGTACGGGAAGATGGATTGAGCACTAGCGTTGAGTGCTGTATCATTATTGTAGGTAGGGTAGTCAAGTGTCCTACGTTCCTTGGCGGCAAGAGCAGCCCGCTCACGGATATCAGTCCATTCTGGGTTAGGTATATCTCTCCTCATAAGAATTTTGTCCACACTATCCTGCGGGAGTTGGATTTGATTGCCATCCCAAAGTATCCAGACTCTACCCTCAGCATCTCCACCTGTTCTGGATTTCAAGGTGCCACCATAGGGCCCACCGTAGTGCCTAATACTGTCAAAATCACCAGACTGTAATATCTCTTTTAGCACATTACCAACGGACTGACCAGTCGAGGGGCCACCTAAATTATACGTCCACGAACGGTCTATGAGGTGTGATAATACCCGTAAGTTTGGGTAAACATTGATATTACGGACCGACTTGACCTGGTCGGTTTCAGGATGGAAATCTTTGTAATTAGGATCTTCATATACTTTTTCAAGCTCGATCCTCATGGAGCGGATATCTTGCTCTCGTGCTGACCTAGTAGTATCATCCAGATGACTGAAGTCAAGTTTGCTAGTCCACTCATCATATCCTGCCATGAACTGGTTATGCTGAAGCCTAGACTCAGCAGATTTGACTGGGTCAAGGAAGGTCTTCTTCACATTATAGACGGGTATAAATGCTTCTTTCTTGAGACCGTCAGCAAATTCCTCACTCTCAGAAATGTAGTCAAAGTTTTCTACCCTGGTGGTAGAACCATCAGCGTTGGAGATTGGTTGACCAATACCCCGTATTTGCTCGTAGTCTACTTCGAGGACCCATTCCTCTTTATTACGTCCTCGCTCAAAGAATTCTCTGGTACCCACCAATGGAGCGCCGGCTTCAGCCATACCAACATCTAAATCTCCAACTGATCGACCTATAAATCCTATACTCTTTACATCTTCAGGCGATTCATCCATAGCCTTACGGCCTATGCGAACAAGATCGTTGTCGGTAAGAGCCTGTACAATACCAGTGTCTGCGGGAGGAAGACCAGTTACTAGACCTATAACGCCAGCAGATTCCTGACCCTTGGTGTGGAGTTCTATAAGTAATGCTCCTCCACTACTCCAGTCCTCACCTTCATAGGATGGTCCAGTCTGCATGGTACCTCGGAGATTGTAAGTCCTACCATGGTACCTTACATCCATGTCCAATTCAAATGCAGGTACTTGAACGGCAGAAGTTTCCTTGGTAAAGGATTCATTATGAAGCCTTACTGCTTCAACTTCATGCTTCATCTTAGGAGTAGCTTTGACTACTCTCTGGATACTATTACTTGTTACGTCCTGCTGTGTAATAAAGACGGGTCCAGGCGTGAGGTCAGCACCTTCATTTAGAATCTCCGCCCAGACTTCAGCATTAGCTCTCGACTGTGCCTCAATCCCACCCTCTATGGCTTCTTCACCTACGAAGAGTTGTAGGCCACCAAACTCTGAGGTCTCAGGGATAGGCTTAGTATCATACCTGGAGGTATGAAATTCGGACTTGAGACCTATAGACTTGAAGTCATCGAACACCTCATCCATATTCATTTCAGTAGATATAGCACCTTCATCCAAAGCGGAAGAGGCTTCGAAGGTAACACCTGTTTGTACCGGGTCGGCGTTGACAGCACGAACCTCTGAACTACCTATAGCATGGTCAGCTTTGTATGGATTCTGGACATTGAGGCGAGCCGTCTTTACCTGTGGTCTGGCATCAACTGTTTGGTCAAAATCAACCTCTACGTGGATAGGACCATGGGGAACATCCTGCTCAAAATGTACGTCCCTAATAGATATATTTGCCACTTCATCAGGAATATCCTCTGATTCGGGTACACTGTTCCAATCTATCC